TCAGCCGAGGAACGTGGCGAGCTTCTCGGACCCCGCTTTCAGACTGTCGGGATCACGGTGAACATACCTGCGCTTCGTGAACGACAGATCGGAATGGCCAGCCCACGCCGACACCACCGTGTCGGGCACACCGCCGCTGTTCGCCATCCAGGTCAACGTCGTATGTCTCGCCCAGTACAGCTTGATCCGACGAACGCCCGCAGCGTCCATGAGCGCGTACGCCTCACGCCGCAACTTGTCCGTCTGCAACGGGCGGCCGAGTTTATCCACGGCCACGTAGCCGCTGTCCTCGTACGCATCCCCGGCTGCCAGCTTCTCTCGCAGCTGGAGCGTGCGAAACGACTTGAGCGCCTTGTACAGCGGCGCGGGCAGCGGGAGAGTCCGAGTGCCGGCCGCCGTCTTCGTCTCCTTCTCCTCCACCGCGGTCCGCTGCCCCTTCTCCCGTGTGTCGTCGTAGACCAGGGTCCGGGTGTTGCCGATGGCGATCGTGCCCTCACCGGAGAAGCTGACGTCCTCTTTCCAGCGAGCTCCGCAGACTTCCGCCGGCCGCTCCGCGATCAGCGACAGCATCATGACCGCGTACAGCCGGTGGGTGGAGGCATGCGCGAGGAACTGGCGCACCTCGGCCTGCGTCCACGGCTCGATCTGCTGTGCGGCTCGGGCCGCGTTCCGCGCCTCGCGCGGGATGGTGGTGTGCTCAGCAACGTTTCGCACGACGAGGCCACGCCGAACCCCCAGGGTGAGCACGGACCGCAATCGACCGAGCGTGTGTCCGACTGTCGTGACGCTGACTCCGGTGCCGGCCGCGCCGCCGCGGCGGCGCGCACTCTTGAGCATCCACGCCACCAGTTCATCCACGTGGTCTTCCGTGAGCTGCTGCACCCGCACGTCGCCGAGGCGGGTCTTCACGTACGCCACTGCGTTGATGTACGACCGCTGCGTGGCCAGCTCAACCCCCGGGAGCGTCGCCTTCAGCCAGAGGTCCACCAGTTCGCCGACTGTCATTCCCGACGGCGCGATGTACGTACCGGTCGACTTCTGGTGCTGGATGCGCCCGTACTCGGCGACCGCTTCCTTCTTGGTGTCCTTCGTGACGGTGAGCTGTCTCCGCTTCCCACCACTGCCGATGTCTACAACGAACCGGTACCGGACCTTCCCACTCTTCAAGGTGATCTTCTTGATGGGATCGGCCATACCTTCCCTCCCCTAGGTCTCCTTCTCGATCTGCCGCTTCGGTTCTTCGCCGAGCCGACGGAGCACCTCTTTCCGCAACCTCGGTGGCAGGTCACCGAGGACCTCCAGCGCTATGCGAACGCGCGGATCGGTTACTACCTGGTCCGCCTGGGTGGCAGCTTCCTGGCGCTCAATCTCGCGGAGGATCTCGGCTGCGTCTTCGCGGCCGGCCGCAGCTAGCTGATCAGAGGTCACGTGCACCACGTGCGCCATGTGCGCCAGCGTCTGAGCTGGTGCCACAGTCGGCGTGTACGGGGTCTTGCGCGTGTAGCCCTGCTCAATGTGCCGCCACCGACCACCCCCCAATCGCACAGACGTGCGATCGGCAGCTCTCTCAGGACTGAGCCCCCGCGCGAGTCGAGCCACGCGGATCAGCTCAGCCTCGGGCGGTGGTGCGGGCGGCGACTCGCTCACCACAGAGTCCTCTCACGACGGCGACAGTGAACTTCCGCGAACTTTAGGACATCACCTCCCCCCACCTTCATCAAGAAGGATTCAGGGCAACTCCCGACTCATTCTTTCTTGTACTTTCTTGAACTTCTACATACTGTGTCACCCATGAGAGCCCACTACCAAGACCCGGGCGCCGTGCGGCGACGCCGCATCGCGGCGGGGCTGACCCAACAGGCGCTGGCCGACCGGGCCGGACTGTCCAAGGGACACGTCAGCGGAATCGAGCGCGGGCTGGCCGGTGCGTCTGCTCCAGCGCTGGGCCGCCTCGCTACCGCGCTCGCGTGCGAGGTGGAGGACCTGATGGCTCCCGTACCTGCGGCGGCGACGCGATGACTGGCCAGGACGTGCCGACGCTGGCAGAGGTGCGGCAGTGGCCGGCCACCGTCGGTGTACCTCGGGCCGCTGCTGCGCTCGGCGTCAGCAAGAGCCACCTCTACGACCTGGTGCGGCGTGGCGAAGCACCTATACGGACTTTGTCCTTCGGCACCAGCCACCGCGTGGTCACCGCATCGCTGGTCCACCTGCTCGAAGCCGTCTAACCCCCGCGCGGGGCTGCTCCGACTTGCCGGTCCCGAGCAGCCCCGCCGGGCCCCTCATCCACCAGAGAGACGAGGAACCCGTGAACCACGACCTTACCCATCCGGCGCCGCCGCGCCCGTTCTCCGCGTTGCGTGACGCGCTGATGCACGCGCTGGCGGTCGCCGAGGAGGCGGTGAGCCACCTCCAGGTCGCCATGCCGGACACCGTCACCCTCACCGAGCACGCCGGCACCTACAGCGTCAGCCTGTGCTTCCACCCGATGCCTGAGCGTGTCGCGGAGTTCGCCGCGGCGTACGACGGCGTGCCGGTGGTGCGCGTGCCCAACCAGCGCCGGGACGGCTGGTCGTTCACCGAGGCGACCGCTGTCGTCCGCGGTGTGCAGGTCCGTGCCTGGGCCCTGACCGAGGACGAGGCCAAGGGGCCGGCCGACGGCGAGACGGCGGTGGCCCGATGAGCGATCACCTGACTGCCGTTATGGCCATGGAGGCCGCCGCACAGCGGGTTGCTGCGGTGACCCGACGGCTGCTCGCTGCCACCGGTGACCTGCCTGGGCTGCTGGCGGTGCGCCCCCGCGCTACGCACGCCGAGTGCCGGGTCGAGCTCCAGCCGGACGGCCCCGCGTCCGCCCGCCTGTGGGCGCGGCGCCTGGGCGTGACGCTCACCCGTGAGATCGGACCCGACCCCTACGCCGCGGGCTGCGGGAAGGAGCGGGTGTACGGGGAGACCGTGCTCGACGGCGTCACCGTGTACGTCGGGGCGCTGCGGATCATCGAGCGTACGGAGTGGGCTGCGCTCCAGCGCGACGACGAGGCCAAGGAGAAGGACACCCCCGCTGCGGGGGCGGCGTTCACTCCCTTGTCTCCGGCCGTCACCGACGCGGAGGCGGACGCCTGATGACCGCTGTGCAGATGCTGATCGTGGCCGGGCTCGTAATCGGGCTGGGCTGGGTGGTGGCCGCTGTCGCTGAGGATGCGCCGTGGTCCCGTCGGCGGGGGCGCGGCGCGCGCTCCCCGTGGCGGTGGCCGCGGTGACCACCACGATGCTGGTGGCCGCGCCGTCGGAGTCCTGGCAGGCGGGCGCCGCCTGCCAGGGCCGGGGGCGGCTGTTCGACCGGGAGGACGCCGCGGGCATGGCCGCCGCGCAGGCCGTGTGTGGCTGGTGCCCCGTCCGTACGGAGTGCCTGGCCTCGGCGTTGACCGAAGAAGGGGATGCGGCCGAGGCCGAGCGGGCCGGCGTTCGTGGTGGGCTGACGCCCGCCGAGCGCGCCGCGCCCGCGCGGGTCGCGGCGGCGGGCCGGGGCCTGGACCCGGCCGTCGTCACCCGGGCCGAGCAGCTGCTGCGCGAGGGCGCCTCCGTGCGTGCGGTCGCCGCCGCGTGCCAGGTGACGCTGGAACGGGCGCGGGAGCTACGCGGCGCGTTCGGGGTGCCGCCGCTCGCCCCGGTCTACCCGCCGGGGCCCGTCTACCCGACGGTCGCGGCCGCGTTCACGGCGAACGTCCGCGCGGTCGGCGGCGGGCACGTCGTGTGGACCGGCGGCGGGCACGTCCGCGTCGCCGGGGCCCGCTACCGCCGGAACCGCGCGGCGTTCGAGGCGCAGCACGGGCGCCCGGCCGACGGCCGTGTGCTCACGACGTGCGCCTACCCCGGGTGCGTCGCCCACCTCAGTGACAACCAGACCCGTGGAGCACGCCGTGCCTGACTTCTCCCTCGCTGACTGGGTGTTGCTCCTGGTCGTTGGCGTCGCCGTCTCGCTCCTGCTGCTCCTGGCCGTCGCGGTCGCCGTGCTCCTGGTCGTCGCCGCGGCGTTCGTGGTCGCCGTCGCGTTCCAGGGGGTGTGGTGGCTGGCCGCACGGGCCGCCGATGGCGTCCGGCAGCTCGCCGGACGCCGCCCCGGAGCGACGGCCGCCACGGCGGATGCCCGGCCCGGGGTGTGGCTGGCATGCCACACCCCTGTCTGCGGCCACATGGAGACGCTCCACGAGCGGACCGCCACCGGCGCGCTGGCCTGCCGGCAGTGCGGCCAGACCGTGACCCCGCTGTGAGCGGATCGCCCGGCCCGTGTTCCGACTTGGGCCTGCCTCACGCGCCCACGTACGCGCGCCTCTACCCGCGCGGCCTGTGCTGCGCCCGGCACACCCCGGCCGCGCTGGCGGGCCGCCCGGAACCCGCCCCGGGCCCGGGCTGGCCCGCCGGCTCCTACCTCAACCAGCCCGACAACACCGAACCCGAAGGAGAAGCGCAGCGATGACGACTGCTCCACCCCGCCGCCCGTCCCCGGCGGACATGCCCCGCACCGCCACGGCCGCGGCCTCGACATCGAGGGCCGACCGGCGTCTGATCGCGCCCGCGGTCCTCGGCCCCGACGACCCGCCGCTGCGCGGGATCTGGGAGATCGGCATCCGCACGTCCCGGAGCATCCCGCGTACGCACCGCCTGGTCGCGCTCACGCTCGCGACGCACGCCGACTACACCACCGGCCTCATAGCCGACCAGGACCAGCCGTGCCTGGACGGCCTGGTCACCGAGTGCCGGCTGCATGCCGCACAGATCGTGGTCGCCCTGAACTCCCTGGCGACCAGGGGCTGGATCCAGCGCACCACGCCCGGCCGGTACGAGACGGCCCACCTTGTGCTCACCATCCCCAACGCGCTGCTGACGCGCCTGCGCAAGGAGCGCGTCTCCCTGTGACACGCCGTCTGCTCGCTGACGCCGAGCCCCGCCGCACCCGCGGCGGGGCCGGAGGCGTGCGCCCGAACCGGCCGCGCCGCCGCAGCGAGCAGACCGTATGGGTGCCGGAGTCCCTCTACCGCGGGGACTTCTGCGACGAGGCCGTGGTGATGTACGTCAAGATCGCCGCGTTGGATGCGCGGCGGACGTGGCCGGGCGCCCGGGCCGAGGACGACGGATGCACCGCGGCCGTCTCCGAACTGGCCGCCATGTGCGGCATCTCGAAGTCGGCGGCCGAGCGCGGTCTGGGCCAGCTCAACGCCGACGGCCCCGACGGAGCCGAGCCGTGGGTCCGTACCCGGCGCCGCACCCACCGGGGCGGCACCGGCCGCACCGCCGAGCGCTACGCCCGCCTGGTCCCCGCGGACGCTCCCGCCCTCGAGGTCCCCGTCCGCGCGGCCGAGACGCTCAGCCCGCGCCGGTTCCGTGCCTACCTGCTGCTCCAGCACGCCGAGCAGCGGCGTCTGCCCGTCACCGGCGCCGAGCTCGCCGGCGAACTCCGGCACCACACCGGCCAGAACGCGGGCCAGCCGCTCAGCGAGAAGACCGGGTACCGCATCCTGCTTGAGCTGGACACGTCCGGCTGGGTCACGCTCGGCCACCGCGCCGGGCACCAGGGCCGCCACGCCGTCACCGTGCACGCGTCCCCGCTCCACCCGGTCCCCGACGTGCCGTGCCCCGCCGGCGAACAGCTCACCCTGCCGGGCGTGCCGGGCGACGCGGGTGCGGACATTGATGACGGATCGGGTCCGGACGATCATGGCGGATCCCTCGCGTCTAAGGAAGACAGCAACCTCTCTCCTGACGGGTCTTCGCAGGTGGGTGGTGGTATCCGCCGTAGGCGAGGTAAGCCTGTGGACAACCCCGGCGGTCAGCTTCCGGCCGCATTCGGTGGCCGTGATCGCGGGCTACGCCCGGAGCGCGCACCTCACCCGAACTCGACCACCACACGCCCCCCGGTGCGCCCCGCCTACACCGGCCCCGGCCTCCAGCTCTCCCCCCGAATATGGGCCGTGCTGGAGCCCGTACGGCACCTGCTGCCCGGCATCCGCCCGTACGTGCTGCGCCGCATCGCCCACGCCATCGGCCGACAGCTCGACAGCGGCACGACCGCCCAACGGCTCACCGCCCGGCTCACCCACCGCTACGCCTGCACCGAGCCCGTCACCGACCCGGGCCGCTGGATCCTCGGCGCCGGCCTCCCGCGCCACGGCTGCGGCCTGCCCGACTGCGAGTCCGGCACGCTCTGGCACTCCGGCGACCGCTGCCAGGTCTGCCTCGACAACGCCCTCCACCGGGCGCAGCAGCGGGACACGCCTCGGTCGCAGCACCCGGCCCCGGCCGACCTCCGAGACGTCGACCCGCCGGGCCCCGACGGGGTAGTCCGGCCCGACGGGCAGCGTCCGCTGCTGACAGCCCGTATCCGTACGGCCGACGCCATCACCGACGAGGAGCGCGCCCACCTACGCGGAGTCGCGACGCCGGACGCGATCCGCGCCGCCCTCCATACCCACGGCCAGGCCGGCGCCGTAGCGATCTACGGCCGAGCCCTGGTCTGGCCCTACCTGACCACCGACCACGGCCCCGAAGGAGAAGCCCGTGCTCAGTAACCACGACGTCGTGTTGTGCAGCACCTGCCGCGCCCGGATCCGCTGGGCCCTCACCACGGCCAACGGCCGGCGCCAGCCCGTGAACGCCGAACCGGACGCCCTGGGGAACCTGGCCGTCTCGCGTGGGCCCGACGGTCGGCTGTACGTCCGGAGCCTGACCCGGGCTCACCCGGAACCGCGCGCTGGCGAGTACCGGATGATGCCGCACCACGCCACGTGCGCGGCCCGGCCGTCCTGGCGGCGAACGTGACCGCGCCGGGGCTGGTGACGGTCCGCCCGTGCCGCACCCCGGGCTGCGGTCGCTCGTCGGTCAAGTGGCGGACTGTCTGCTGGACCTGCAAGTCCCGCGCCTACCGCCGCGCCCGGGCCACGCCCGATCCGGTCGCCGTCGACCGCGCCGTCCACGACCGGTACGCCCCCGCCGGCATGACCCGCCCCGAGCGCCGCGCCGCCGCACTCCAGCTCACCGACCTCGGTCTGTCGGCCGCCGAGATCGGCCGCATCGTCCACGTCACCCCTCGCACTGTCAGCCGCTGGCGGACCGCCGCCAAGACCAGGAGCAGCACCTGATGACCAACACCCCTGTCGAGTACGCCTCGTGGGCGGACGTGCCGCACGGCTACATGACCAAGACCTCGCTCGGCCAGCTCGATCTGCCCCGGCGCCCCGGCGGGCCCGTCCGCGCCACCGTCAGCGGCCGCGACTTCCGCGGCCGCGTGACCGACCTGGACCTGTACGCCGTCGCCGAATCGACCCCGAGCCCGGCCAGCGTGGCGCAGCTGGCCGCCGCCCGGGCCCGCGGCGGCACGGACACCCGCCGGTGCACAGACTGCGGTGCACGCCCCGACCGGCCGTGCACCGTCTACGACAACGGCCAGGTCCTGTGCGGCTGCTGCGGACACATCCGCCACCTGCGTACCGTTCAGCGCCAGGCCGCCGAGCAGCGCGCGCACGCCGCCGAGCGGGCCGCCCAGCTCCTCGCCGACGAGCGCCTGGCCGTTGTCGACGTGACGCTGACCGAGCGTGGGGTGACGCCGGGCGGTACACGGCGGCCGCCGTCCGCCGCCCGCGTCGTCGCGCTCGGCCCGGACGGCCAGCCCCTGTGCGACGTCACCATGCGACTGGTCGGCCCCCGCGCCAGCGGCATCCCCGACGGCGCTCTCTCGCCCGCCGACGCGGCCCCGCACCTGGCCGCCCTCGCCGGCCGGGTGCTGCTGGAGTGGGAGGGAGGGACGCTCGCCACGGTCGCGGGCGCCCTGCACGCCGCCGGTCTGGACATTCCGTTTATGACCGGGCACGGGGCCCGGCACGCCCTGTGGGCGCTGGTGCTGTGGTGGCGAGCGGATGTCGACCCCCGTACGCGGGAAGTGCGCACGGCTGTGGCGCCGGGCCGGGCCGACCGGATGCTGTGGCTGCTCCAGCAGATCGCCGGCGCCGAGGCCGACGGATGACCGCCCCGCGGTGCGAGGTCTGCGGCCGCGGTCTGCGCACCACCGCGTCCGCCGCCCGCCGGATCGGCCCCGTCTGTCTCCGCAGGACCCGCCCGGCCGCCACGCCGGGCGGGCTCCCCGCCGAGCCCCGCGACGACCAGCTCGACCACGCCGCGCTCACCGCCGCCGGCCAACTCACCCTCGAGGAAGACACGTGATCCACCTGATCGACACGATCGCGTACATGAGCACCGTGGTCAGCACGGCGGGCCTCATGCTGTGCCACGCCGCCTGGCACTCCTGGCGGCGCTGATGCTCACCGCCCATATCCGCGCCACCGCCCTCGCTGCCACCGGCCTGTCCTGCCTGACCATGGCCATCCTCTACGGCCAGGCCCGGCTCTGGCCCGTCGCACTCGTGCTCGCGACCGGCGCCGTCGTCTGCGCGGATACCGCCCGCCACGTCATCCAGGCCGCCGCCGAACGGCACGCCCCTGCGGCCGCCGTCGAGCGCCCGGCCCCAGCACTGGACGACGTCGTGGCCGCCGAGCTCAACGGAGCCTGCTGCGAGCTGTGGTGGACCTCCGCCGGCACCCAGCACTCTCACGATCCCAAGGAACCGCCGCGATGAGCTGTACCATCTGCCCCCGCCCGGCCACCGACGGCACCTACGCCTGCCCTGCCTGTACGCGGGAGCTGCGCGCCTGGCTCGCTGAACTTCCGGCTCAGGTCCCGCTCCTGCGTAACGCGCTTCTGCCCGAGGGCCGACCGGCCCAAGGGCGCATCAGTGCCCGGGCGAGCGCGCCCGTGCCGGTGAACCTTGACGCCCTGAACCTGCTGGGGCCCGGCCAGCCAGACCCGCCCGAGGACCCCTACGGCGACACCACCGGCCCCATACCGGTCCGCGCCCTCGTCTCAGGCTGGGCGGGATACATCGCCTACGAACATCAGGCGGTGTCGCGCGACAGCCACGGCACGGTCCAGGTCCGCCCGTGCGACGGCGCGCACGCGTCGCACGGCGCGACCATCGACGGCTGGTGCCGCTGGCTCACCGCCTACCTCCCGTACGCCGTCACCCGCCCCTGGATCCGCGGCCTCCACACCCAGATCGGCGACCTCATCCACCGGATCCGAACGCTCACCCACGCCACCCCGTACCGGCGTCGAATGGCCCTGCCCTGCCCCGAATGCTCGGCGTTCGCCCTCACCGAGACCAGCGGCCAGTGGGGTGTGACCTGCGAGGTATGTGGCAACCACCTCGACCCCGAGCAGTACGACGCCCATGTCCTGAGCACTCTCGCCACCTACACCGCCCAGGCCCAGCCCGCCCCGGAGAGCACCGCCCCATGACCACCCACGCGACACCCGCGACACCGGAAATGAAGCTCGCTGACCGCCGCGCCACCGTCGCCACTCTGGCGCGCGACGGCGCCTCGCTGCGCACCATCGCCGCCCAGCTCGGCGTCAGCAAAGACACAGTGAGGCGCGACCTGGCCGCCGTCGAACGCGACACCGCGCGACAGAACGACACCGCTGGCGAGACAGCCTCGCGCGACGATGCGACACCCGCGACATCCGACGCGACAGACCATGCGACCCCCGCAACGTCGGCGTTACCGGCCTCCGGCGAGCCCCTGACCATCCCCACCGACGCCGAGTTCCTGGCCGACCTGGCGGTGATGGAGCTCGCAGGCCGTACGACCGCCTCCGCCATCGGCCACGCCGTCCACCTCGTCGCCGAGCTGTACCGCCGCGCCTGGGCCTCCGGCGCCTACCCGCACGGCACCGAGCCGCAGTTCATCGCTCACCAGCTGCGCCCCTACACCCCGACAGCGAACGACATCGCGATGGACTCGAACGCACGTTCCATCGCATGATCATCGCGACCGGCACCGACTCGCCCGCCGCCACCAGCGGCGCCTCCAGCAGCGCCTACCACCGCAGCGCCCGCCGCCGGCGATGACCACCCGCCGCACATGCCGCTGGACAAACGATCAACGTAGCGTCACACTGATGCAGCGCCACACGTGTGCCCAGACCTCCTCAGCCCCCGCCCCGCCGGGGGCTGACGCGTAGGAGGTGAGCCGCGTGGACGAGCACTACACCACCGCCGAGGCCGCCGCCCAGGCCACCCAGTGGCGCAGACTCGTGTCCGCCGGCGCCGCCGCCGTCACCCCCGCCACCGTCCGCCAGTGGGCACGCCGCGGCCACCTCGCGCCCGCCGGCCTTACTCCCGGCGGCCACCCGCTGTACGCGCACGCCGACCTGGCCCGCGCCGAACGCGCCACCCGCGGCCGCGCGCTGCGCCTCGTAGGCATCCCCGAACCCCCAAGACAGTGATGGTCACAACTCTGTCACCGGCTGGTCACGCCAAGTCCACACCAGGCAGGATGGCTCCCTCATCTACAGTCCAGGGGGGACCATGCGTAACCGCGTAACCGCGGCCGCCGTCACATCTGCCGCGCTGTTCATCACGCTCACGGGATGCGGCGGCGATGACGAGGCGTCATCCGCGCCGAAAGTCGCACCGCCGCCGTACACCGTGATCACGGAGAAGAAGAGCAGCGCCGAGCTGCTTGTAGAGGACGCCACGACGGAGAGCGCAACTGCCGCGATCCACGACTGGATCGGCAAGAACTCCGCAGACCGGAAGTCGTTGGGAGTTCAGGTGGTCCGGACGAAGGATGCCGGCACCGTCGTCTGCCGGGCCGAGTGGTACGCGGACGAAGCAACCGCCAAGGTACAGACGGGCGGCCGTGTGACTGCTGACGAATGGCCGCACACCGAGGTCGCGTGTCCTGACCCTGGCGGCTCCTGACCGTTTGTGAAAGGCCCTGCGGTGCGCGCGTACGGCCGGGCCTTCCGCCGTCAGAGAAGGAGACGATCGTGCCGCGCCGTCCAGCTGGCCGTTGTTCGGGGTGCGGCCGACGTCAAGACAGCAGTGGCCGCTGCTCCACGTGCCGCAGGCCGCAAACCGGCCGCGCCCGGGATGCCTGGCGCTGGGTGTACAACGACCCTCGTTGGGCTCCGCTCCGGGACCAGGTGCTGTCCGAGGAACCGTTGTGCCGTGCGGGGTGCGGTTCTCCGGCTGCGGTGGTCGACCACGTCCGCCCGCACCGTGGCGACGAGGCGCTGGCATTCGACCGGGCCAACTGCCAGGCGATGTGCAAGGCGTGCCACGACAGCAAGACCGCGCACGAGACCGGATTCGCCGGCGGAGGGAATCGGCGCCCGACCACCGCCACGGTGGTGACGTTGGTGTGCGGGCCGCCGTGCTCGGGGAAGTCGACGTACGTACGGGAGCGCGCCGAGCCCGGGGACCTGGTGATCGACTGGGACCAGCTGGCTCAGGCGCTGGGGTCCCCCCACCCGCACGACCACCCCCCGGCCCTCACCCCCTTCATCGCTGAGGCCCGGGACGCGGCCACCGCCCGCCTCGGGCGGAGTCACGGTGTCGAGCGTGCGTGGATCATCGCGACCGCTCCGCGCGATACGGACCGTCGGCGCCTGGCCCCGGCCGGTGCGCGCGTCGTGGTCCTGGCGACGGCTGAGGAAGAATGCGTGCGCCGTGCGAGACGGGACCGTAGGCCCGCCGGTACGATCGATGCCATCGAGTCCTGGTGGCGCATCCATCGCGCCGATCAGATCCTCGGCTGACGTGATCCATCCGCGTACCGCGTGAACGATGGCGGGGTAGGGCGGGTGTGGATCTTCCGGCCGGGGAGGACCCAGAGCGCAGGCGGGGGTGCCGCGCGCACGACCGCAAGTTTCAGGCGGTTTTATCACCAGGACCTGGCTCTGGAGGTGTCGATCATGGGCGCCCGTGGGCCCGTTCCTCAGCCCGACAACGTGCGTGCGTTGCGCGGTAACCCTGGCGGCCGGACGGCTCCTGACCGGGTGAAGGCTCCGCCGAAAGCGCCGGCCGCGCCGACGTGGCTCGACACCGAGGCCAAGGCCGAATGGCGGCGGATCGTTCCTGAACTGAACCGGCTCGGGGTGCTGTCACGGATCGACCGGGCTGTCCTGTCGACCTACTGCTCGGCCTGGTCGAAGTTCGTCCAGGCCGAGCGCGCGATCCAGGCCGACGGACTGACCGTCATCGGTCACCGTGGCGCCGAGCGCAAGCATCCGGCGTGGCAGCAGTGGAGGGAGGCATCCGGCGTGGTTGCCCAGCTCTCTCATGCGCTGTTCACCTCGCCGAACGCCCGCCTGCGCTCCATCAAGCCGGAGGGTGATGGCGTAGATGAGGGGGACGGCATCCTCGACTGACCGGCTACGAGTCCAGCTGACCGCCGAGATAGACCAAGCGATCGCAAGCTGGGTGGACGAGGGCCTGGTCGACGCCACGGAGTGGCTGACCGAGGGCCGCCGGCCGCTGCTGGTGACCCCGCTTCCGGCCGCGCCCGGCACCTGGTTCGACCGGATCGCGGTGGAGCGGGTACTGCGGTTCTTCCTGCTGTTGAAACAGCTGATCGGCCGGCACGCAGGGCACGAGTTCCGGCTGATGGACTGGCAGGTTCGCTACCTGATCGCCCCGGTGTTCGGCCTGAAACGGCCGGACGGGTGGCGGGTGATCCGCACCGTGTGGTTCGAGATCCCCCGCAAGAACGGCAAGTCGACGATTTGCTCCGGGCTGGGCCTGTATCTGTTCGCTGCGGACCGTGAGCCCGGCGCAGAGGTCTATGCGGCGGCCGGCGACCGGGACCAGGCGAACATCGTCTTCCGTGCGGCCGCGAACATGGCCGCCGGCTCCCCGAAGCTGAAACGCAAGCTCGGCCGGCGCGGGATCCAGCGCAAGCTGCTGGAACACCCCGTCACGCACAGCATTTTCCGGGCCCTGTCGTCCGAGGGCCTGCGCGCGCACGGCCTGAACGTGCACGGTGGCGTCATCGATGAGGTGCACGTCCACCGCAACCCAGACGTCGTGGACGCGCTGGAGACTGGCACCGGCTCCCGCGCACAGCCATTGATCATCTTCATCACTACGGCAGACGACGGGGCCGAGACCGGCTCCATCTACGCCACGAAGCGCGAGGAGATAGAGGCCCTCGCCGGTGGCCACGCCGAGGATCCCACGGTGTGGGGTGTGGTGTTCGGCGCCGATCACGAAGCCGAGGACTTCGACGCGTTCGCGACGGAGACGCTGAAGACGGCGAACCCCGGCTACGGCGTCACCGTGCTCGCCGACTACCTGGCGGGCAAGGCGGCACAGGCTGCGCGGTCCCCGCAGCAGCTCAACCGGTACCTGCGGCTGCACCTGAACGTGCGCACGAAGCAGACCACGCGGTGGCTGTCCATGGACGACTGGAACGCGTGCGCGCGCCGCCCCGGGAGCGGGGTACCGGTGCCGGTGGAGCTGGACGACCTCGAGGGCCGCGACTGCTACGGCGGCCTGGACCTCTCGAGCACCACGGACATGACGGCGTTCTCGCTGTGGTTCCCACCGCAGACGGACGACCCGGCCGAGCCGCACATCTGGGTGCCGTTCTTCTGGCTGCCGGAGGACAACCTGAAGGAACTGGAGCGGCGGACGAAGGTGCCGCTGCTGCGATGGTCGAAGACAGCCGCGCACGCGGGGCCGGCGCTGAGGCTGACCGAGGGCAACGTCGTGGACTACCGGGCAGTGCGGGAACTGGTCACTGACAGGCTGGCGCCCCGATTCAACCTCCTTTCCGTCGGTTACGACCGGTGGAACGCGACCGAGACCGTGTCCGAGCTGATAGACGCCGGCATCGACATGGAGCAGGTCCCACAGGGATACGCGGGCCTGAACCAGCCCTGCCAGCAGCTGGAGCGGCTGGTGCTCTCCCGCCGTCTCTCACACGGCGGACACCCGATCCTGCGCTGGCACGTGGACTGTGTCGGCATCAAGACCAACTCCGACGGCTACGTGAAGCCGGTCAAGCCGGACCGCAAGCTGTCCAGCAAGCGCATTGACGGCGTCGCGTCCGGGCTGAACGCCCTGGCCATGCACCTGCTGCGGGCCGAGCCGGACGAGGAGCCCGAGCCGGACATCCGGATCATCGGCTGACCGATCGAAGACCAAGGAGGCCGGTGTGGGCGAGCGTGCCCAGTGGTGGTGCGAGATGGCCGGCCTGGCCACGGGAGCGGCCGGGGTGGTGACCGTGGCTGCCGCACTCGGCGGGACGCTGGCCGCGGGCATCGCCCTGATGGTGCTGGCCGTGCCGCTGCTCATCCTCGGCAACAGGAGGGAGGACTGAGATGCCGCTGATGCGGAAGCTGTTCCAGCGCCGGAGCCTGACCAGCAAGAGCCTGCCGCCGCTGACCGGCCGCACCACGGCGGCCGCCGTCACTGTCACTCCCGAGCGCGCGTTGCAGGTCGCCGCGGTGTTCTCTGCGGTGCGGCTGCTGGCCGAGACCGGCAGCATGCTGCCGGTCGGGATCTACCAGCGCTCCGGATCGTCCCGGATCCCGATGGAGGACCACCCGGCCGCGCTGCTCCTCACTCACAAGGCCAATCCGCAGCTGCCCGCCGGCGAGTTCTGGGCGCAGATGCTCGGCTGGATGCTGATGCGCGGCAACGCCGCGGCGTACGTGGAGCGCGGTGGGGGCGGCCAGCCGGTCGGACTGTGGCCGATCGCCTGGACCAACGTTGAACCGCGGCGGGTGCCGGAGACCGGGGAGCTGGTCTACAAGGTGACGCCGGATGAGGAGCAGTGGGCGCCGATCCGGGAGGACGGCGGCCTGGTCCGCGCCGAGAACCTGCTGCACTTCCGGGCATTCGGCATCGGAGGCATCGAGGGCCTGTCACCCATCGGCATGGCCCGCCAGGCCGTCGGCACGGGCTGGGCAGCCACCTCCTACATCGGTTCGTTCTTCGCCCGGGACGCCTCCCCCGGCGGCATCGTGTCCGTGCCGGGGAAGCTGACGGACGGCCAGTACGAGCGGCTCACTCGCCAGTGGAACGACCTGCACGAAGGGTTCGACAAGTCCCACCGCCTGGCGGTGATGGAGGGCGGCGCCCGCTGGGAGAAGACCACCCTCAGCCCTGCGGACGCCTCGTTCCTCGAGGTCTACAAGCTCACCCGCTCCGAGATCGCCGGCATCTTCGGCGTGCCGCCGCACATGATCGGCGACGTCGACCGGTCCACCAGCTGGGGGTCGGGGATCGAGCAGCAGTCACTCGGCTACGTCATCTACTCACTGATGCCCTGGCTGACCCGCCTCGAGCGCACCGCGCACCAGCTGCTCGCCGACCCGTCGCTGTACCTGAAATTCAACTCATCCGGGCTCCTGCGCGGGGACACCGCGCAGCGCTACGGTGCTTACGCGCAGGCCCGGCAGTGGGGATGGATGTCCGTCAACGACATCCGCGCCAAGGAGGACGAGCCGCCGATCGAGGGCGGGGACGAGTATGTCGTCCCGCTGAACATGACCCCGGCCGGGCAGGCCGCGCCGCCCGAGCAGCGCACCCGCCCGGCGCTGCGCGCGGCCGCTCCCGAACCGCTGGCGCCAGTCGATGTGGGGTTCACCGAGCTGGCTCTGGCCGTCGGCGGGGACCGCACCGCGTTCGCGCTGTCCGGGATCCGTTCGCGGCCGCACGCTCCGCTCCGGCGTGCCGAGGAGACGGTGGAGGCGCCGGCTGCCGAGGACCTGCCCGCGTGGATCACCCGTCACTACGAGGTCATCGCCGAGTTCTTCGCCGCCCAGGGGGACCGCGTCCTCGAGGCACTGAACCTCCGCCCGGACACTCCGTCCTCGGACCTGATCGACCGGGTCGCGGATGACGAGGTGCTGACCGAGCTGCTGCTGAGATTGGCCCAGGGCCTGGTCGCGCAGGTAGGCGGCGCGACGGCGGCCGCGCTCGGCGGATCGTTCGCGGTCCAGGAGACCACCGCCGTGCTGGCGTCCGGCGCGGCCGCCACCGCCGCGAACATCAACAGCACGACGGTCGACAAGCTGGTTCACCAGTTCACCGTCAGCAACGCACCGAAGGATGTCCTCGCGATGTTCGACCGGATGACGCAGGCCCGAGCGGAGCAGCTGGCAAAGGCACGCGTGAACTACCTGGCCAACTTCGGCAGCCACGAGGGCGCGAAACAGGCCGGGGCCGCATCGAAGACGTGGCGGGTGTGGGACGCCAACCCCCGGCCCACGCACGCGCGGGCGGATGGCCAGACCGTCGGTATGCGCGAGGCGTTCACCATCGGGTCCCGCCGGGGCCGGTGGCCGCACGATCACCGGCTCGGCGTGGACGAGATCGCCGGGTGCACCTGCCGACTCCAGTTCAACCGGAGGGATCCCCGAGATGAGAACGCGTGAGGTGCGGGCCTTCCCGCTGACCGATCTGACGATCCGGGCCGCCGATGACACGGCGGCCCGGCTGCATTTCACCGGCCGCGCGATCGTCTACGACTCCTTGAGTGAGGACATGGGCGGCTGGCGCGAGCGCATCGTCCCGGGCGCCGCTACACGCACCCTCGCCCAGGGGCCCGACGTGCGGTTCCTGATCAACCACGATCCGAACCTGCTGCTGGCCCGTACGGCGGCCGGCACCGCGACGCTGACCGAGGACGACGCCGGCGTGCTGGTCGACGCGGAGATGGCCGACGTCTCCTACGCCCGGGACCTGGCCGTCTCGCTGGAGCGCGGCGACATCACGCAAATGTCGTTCGGGTTCTGGGTGACAGCCGATGGATGGCAGGGCAACACGCACGAGGTGTTCGGCGTCGACCTCGACGGCGGCGACGTCTCCGTGGTGACGTACCCAGCGTTCGCGGCAACGTCGGCCGAGCTGCGGTCGGCGGCCGCCCGCCGCACGGGACAGCAGCCGGCCCCTGAGCCGGAGGCCGTCACCCGCGCGCTCGCCGAGGTCCGCGCCGGCCGTGTCCTGTCCGCCGCCAACCGGCAGCTGGTTGCCGATGCGCACGAGGCGCTCGGCGCTCTCCTCGAGGCCGCCGACCGGACCGCCCCGGGTCCGCAGGCGTACCCGCACGAGCGGGCCCGGCACCGGCTGCGCGAGCTGGAACTGCTCGCCCAGCTCTGAGTTCTTCCCGGCCGACCGGCCCGGGACCACCCTTGATCCATTCGTGAGGAGATACCCCTATGCCCACCAGTGTGGAGCTGCGGCAGCAGCGGGCCGGCGTCGTGGAATCGATGCGGGCCATCACCGAGGCCGCCGAGGCGGCCGACCGCGGTCTGACCGCCGAGGAGCGCCAGTCCTACGACCGGCACGAGGCCGACTTCACCGGCCTGACTGAGCGCATCAACCGGCAGGAGGCCGAGGAGGCACGGGCCGCGCAGATGGCCGAGCCGATCCGCCGCAGCCAGAACCGCCCCGACGACGGGCACCGCGGGGGCCAGCCCGACGAGCGGCGGGCGGCGTTCTTCCAGGCCCTGCGCCGGGGCCTGCCCCGCCTGGCACCCGAGCAGCGTGCCCTGGTCGAGAACACGGCCGGGGAGATCCTGGTGCCGGAAGACCTCGAGACCGAGATCTACCAGAGCCTGCCCGAGCTCACCGTGGTTCGGGGGATGGTCTCGCAGCGGACCATCACCTCCAACCGCGTCCGCCGGCGGAGCCTGGACGAGGTGTCGGTCGGCTGGGGCAAGCTCGAGACGAACGAGCAGACCCTGACCGACTCCATGCCGGACGAGCCGACCGAGGAATACACCTACGTCGAAGACCTCTACGGCCTGGCCAAGGTCGGTGAGGACGAGCTGGACGACGCGGACGTGAACCTCGACCGGTTCATCCGCGACTCCTTCACCCGCGCCGTCGGAGAGGCCGAGGACACAGCGTTCACCATCGGCACCGGCCACACGACGGGGAAGATGCCGGTCGGGTTCATGACCGCCGGCGGCGGCGTGCCGACCGTGACCGGATCGGACACCGACTACTCCGGCGCGAACGAGGGTGTGAAGCTGCTGGACGACCTCAAGAAGCTTATCTACGCGGTCCCCGCTCAGTACCGGCGCAACGGCCGCTTCGCGCTCGCCTCCGGAACCGAGCTGTTCATCTCCACGATCAAGGACGCCAACGGCCAGTACTACTGGCAGCCGAGCACCCAGGCCGGCCGTCCGAACACCTTCCTCGGGTACGCGATCGAGAACCAGGAGGACATTGCGGCCCTGGCCGCGGGCGCCCGCGTGGCCGCGTTCGGTGACTTCAACTCGGCATACCGGATCTACGACCGGCAGGGCATGACCGTGAAGGTCCTCGACCAGCTCTACGCCGAGGACGGCATGATCGGCTGGAAGATCCGAGCCAGGGTCGGCGGCGACGTCGTGCGGCCGCAGGCCCTGCGCCTCCTGATCACGGCCGCTTCGTGATGCGGATCCGGATCACCGCCGTCACGTCCGTCTCGGACGGGGCAGGACGCCGCTACTGGTCCGGGCAGGTCACCACCGTGGACGACGACCTGGCCCGCGCCTGGATCCAGGCCGGGCACGCCGTCCCCGCCGACCGCGCCACGAAGACCGAGGATCGGACGAAACCGTCCGGCAGGAAGCGGACCGCGACCCGCCAGGCACCGAACAAGGCCGCCCCGCCCGCCACACCACCGGCCGCTCCGAGCACGCCCGACAGCTGACGAAGGGGGTGGCTGTGGCTGACGCGTGGGCCACACCGGAAGACCTGCGGGTGCATCTGAGGCTGGCCGCCATCGATGAGGACCAGGCCGCCGCCGTCATCGCCGCAGCCGAGCAGACCGTACGCGACGGCCTGGAACAGCAGATCGACCCGGTGGCCGGTGACATCGTGCACTTGGTCGGCAACGGCCGCACCCTCCTGCACCTGCCCGAACGGCCCGTCACCGCGGTCACCTCGGTCACCTCGAACGGTGACGTCCTCGAGCCCGGCGCCTGGCGGCACAACCGATACGGACAACTCACCCGGCTCGATGGCTGCTGGCCGCTGGACGCCGAGGTCACGGTCGTCTACGACCACGGGTACGTGCCGATCCCCGCCACCCTGCGGCAGACCTGCATCCAGGTCGCCAGCCGCGCCTGGGTCAACCCGTCTGAGGGCATCGCCGCCGAGTCCCTCGGCGACCGCAGCGTGACCTACGACAAGGCGCGCACCGGGCAGGCCCTGACCGAATGGGAACAGCGGACCACCGCCCGGTACGCGCGCGGCAACGAAAGCCGGTGACCGCGTGGACATCACCCACCTGCTGAACCGGCAGCTGACGGTGTGGCGGACGGTCACCGTCCCGGACGGTGCCGGCGGGCAAGAGACCAGCCTCCGGCCCGTCGGTGACGTCGCGGGGAAGGTCGACCAGCCCAGCGCGGCCGACCGGATGCTGGCCGCACAGGCGGGATCCCGCCATACCCACACCGTCTACCTCCAGCCCGACGCGGACGTCCGCCGCGGCGATCAGCTGCACGGCGACGGCCAGGTGCTCACCGTGCACTCGGTCGTCCAGCCCTCCGCACCGGTCTACCGCAAGGCGGAGTGCGAACTGACACAGACCGAAGGGACCTGATGAACCAGACACCCGCGCCGCTGCCGCGCGAAGCGAACGAGTGCAAGCAGCTCGCCGAGGACACCAGCCGGCCGGCCGACGAACGGCTGGTGTGGGCGCTGCTCGCCGTCGCCGGCGAACTCGGCGCTGTCCGGCGGGACCTGCACCGCATGAGCCGGAAAGCCTGAGAAGGGAGGCGTGATGGCACGGCAGAACAGCCGGGTGACGATCGAGGGCATCGACCGTCTCCGGGACCGTCTGGCCGAGCTGGAGCCCACCATCCTCGCTGCCGCGAAGCGTGCCGTGCGGGACTCGGCGACGGCCGTACGGGAGGACACACGCCGCGGCGTGCGCGTCGACACCGGCAACCTCCGCGACAAGGTCGCCGTCCACATCGAGGACGATGGCTTGCGCGCCGAGGTCGGGTGGCGGGACCGGCACGACTGGTACGCCGCGCTGCACGAGCACGGCACCCGCCGCATCCCCGCCCAGCCCGCGCTCGGCCCCGCTATCGAGGCCGAGCGGACCAAGCTGGCGGACCGGATCCGTACCGAGATCCGCCGGGACCTACCGTGACCGAACCGGCGCCATCACCGATGCTTCCCGTGCAGCGCGCGGTGTACGGGAAGCTGACCGGCGACGCGCCGCTGATGGCCGCGATCAGCGGTGTGTACGACTACACGCCCGAGGACATCCCGTATCCGTTCGTGGTGATCGGTGAGGCGATCGAGACGCCCGACAACCGGCACGGCGGGTTCGGCCGGCAGACCGTCATCACCCTGCACGTGTGGTCGCGCTACCGCGGCTACGCCCAGGCCCTGGCGATCGGCGCCCGGATCACCGCGCTGCTGGACCACCAGCCCCTCACCATCGCGGGGCAGGCGCACATCGTGACGCGGTTCGAGTTCTCCCAGACGCTGACCGATCCGGAGCCGCCCGGCGACATCCGGCACCTGGTGCTGCGCTACCGCGTCCTCACCGAGCAGCACCCCTGACCCGATCCGCTCGACCACCGCCCCGCGCCGCCCGGCCCGGGGCTTTCCGCATTGGAGGTTGCCCATGGCCGGCATCAGCGGCTTCGGCGTGAAGCTCAAAAGAGGTGACGGCGCCGCCCCGGAGGTCTTCACCGAGATCGCCGACATCACCAACCTCGGCGGCCCGGGCCTGTCCCGGGAGACCGTCGACGTCACCTCGCACGGCTCGCCCGACGCCTGGATGGAGTTCGTCGGCGGCCTGAAGGACCCTGGCGAGGTAACCGCCGACATCAACTACCAGCCGACCAAGCACGACTTGCTGGTGGACGACTTCGACGACGAGGAACCACGGTCGTACCAGATCCAGTTCCCGGATGAGGCCGCGACGACCTGGACCATCAAGGCGCTGCTGACCGGGTTCGAGCCGGAGGCGCCGTACGACGACAAGCTGTCCGCGTCCCTGACCCTCAAGGTCTCAGGCAAGCCGACCATTACCCCGGCACCGGCCCCGTGATGGCCGCCGACCGTATCCAGGTCACCCGGCAGGGCACCCATGCCAGCGTCGTGGTCGACGGCACCGAGATACCCGCACAGGCGATCCTGGCGAACTCCGTGACGGTCGACGTCGACCCCGGGGACATCCCCTCCGTCCGCCTCACGCTGATCGGCGCCCAGGTGGACGTCCTGAACACGATCCACACACAGGAACAGGAGAGCAAGACCCCATGACGCTGCTGACGAGAGAACAGATCACGGCGGCTGATGACCGCGCGTGGGAGGACGTGCCCGTGCCGGAGTGGGGCGGCACCGTGAGGATCCTCGGCCTGTCCGGAACCGACCGCAACGCCTACCAGTCCAGCCTCGTGGTGCTCGGCCCGAACGGGTCGGTCCAGCGGATGAACCTGAGCGACCAGCTGGCCAAGCTCCTCGCGAAGAGCATCGTCGGGCCCGACTTCGAGCGGCTGTTCACCGACAAGGACGTCAAGGCACTCGGCGGGAAGAACGGCGCCGTCCTCGAGCGCCTGGCCCAAGTCGCCCAGCGGCTGTCCGGCCTGCGTAAGGAGGACGTGGAGGACGCGGCGGGAAAATCCGAGCCAGCCCCGAGCGTCGGTTCTACCACCGGCTAGCCCTCGAACTCGGCTGCACCGTCCCCGAACTCCTCGCGCGCTGCTCCTCGGCCGAGCTCACCGAGTGGATGGCGTACGAGCGGGTGACCGGGCCCATCGGCCCGGAGCGGCTGGACGCGCTGGTCGCGCTGCTGGCCGCGACCGTCTCCAACACCGCCCGCGCCAAGGGCCGCAAAGCCGGGATCCGGGACTTCATGCCCACGTGGGACCAGGGCCGTCAGCAGTCCTGGCAGGAGATGCTGGCCGCCGTCCGCACCATGAACCGCCGCCTCGGCGGCACAGAAGGGGGCGGGCATGTCGCTGCTTGAGGAACTCCTGGTCGGGATCGGCCTGGACACCGCCGAGCTGACAGGCGGTGCCCAGGGCGCGGCGGACGAGGTCGAGCGGAGCCTGGGCGGGATCCAGGCCGCGGCCGCCGGCGCGGCGATCGGCGGCCTGTTCATCATGGGCCTGGACAACGCCATGGACGCCACGGCCGCCAACACCAAGCTGACCAACCAGCTTGGTCTGACGGAGAGTGAGGCAGCGCGCGCCGGCGACGTCGCCGGCACCGTGTTTTCCCAGGGTTTCGGGGACTCGATCGACGGAGTGAACGAGTCCCTGGGCGCTGTCGCCTCGTCCATGGGCGGTATGGCGAACATCGCCGATGACGAGCTCCAGTCCATGTCCACCAGCGCGATCATGCTTGCCGACACGATGGGCCTGGACGTCGCCGAGTCCGCGAAGGCCGCAGGGCTGGCCGTGCAACAAGGCTTGGTGAAGGACGGCACCGAAGCGTTCGACGTGCTCACGGCCGCCGCGCAGAACCTTCCGGCGGCGATGCGGGAGGACATCCCCAACGTCATCAGCGAGTACGGCGTGCAGTTCTCCCGGCTCGGCCTGGACGCCAAGACCGCGTTCGGGATGATGAGCCAGTACGTACAGGCTGGCGGGCGGGACATCGATCAGGCCGGCGATGTCATCCACGAGTTCGCCCGGATCACCAGCGAGGAGACTGACCGTGCCGCCGAAGCGTTCCAGTCGCTCGGCCTGGACTCCACCCAGATGCTGGCCGACATCCACAAGGGCGGGCCCGCAGCAGAGCAAGCGTTGACCGACACCCTGGCTGCTCTGCGCGGCATGAAGGATCCCGCGAAGCAGAGTGCGCTGGCTGTGGAACTGTTCGGCGACATGGCCGGTGAGGGTGCCTCGGCGCTCTGGGCGATGGACCCGGCGACGGCCGCCGCCTCGAGCGGCATGGACAACGCGGCCGGAGCCGCGCAGCGGGCCAAGGACGCCATGGCCAACAGCCCTGCGCAGCAGTTCGACAGCATCATGCGGACCCTGGCCAACACCCTTGGCACCGCACTCGCGCCCGCGCTGAAGATCGTCTCTGAGTTCATGGCGAACAACCCGGGCCTGATCCAGGTGCTGATTCCCGTGCTGCTGGCTCTGGCCCTGGCGATCGGGGTGGCGTCGATCGCTCAGTGGGCCTGGAACACAGCCTTGTGGGCTTTCCCGGGGACGTGGATCATCGCGGGGATCATCGCCCTGATCGCGGTGATCGTGCTGATCGTTGTTTACTGGGACGAGATCAAGGCCGCCACCGGCCGCGCCTGGGACTGGATCGTCTCGAAGCTGAGCGGCGCCTGGTCGTGGATCAGCGGGAAAGTCGGCTCGGTGTGGGACTGGATCGTGTCGAAGATCTCTTCCGCCTGGTCGTGGATCACCAGCAAGGTGAACACCGGCGTCGGCATGGTCATGGGCTACATCCAGCAGCTGGCCGCGATCCCGGGCAAGGTCAGCAACTGGTTCGGTCAGGTCATCACCTGGATCAGCCGGCTTCCCGGGCGGATCGCCGCCGTCGCTTCCGGGATGTGGGACGCGATCCCCCGCGAGTTCCGTTCCGCCATCAACCAGGTCATCGGCGCCTGGAATGGTTTGTCGTTCACGATCGGGGGCGGGTCGATCCTCGGCAAGTCGATTCCGTCGCTCACGCTGTCCACGCCGAACATCCCCTACCTCGCCGAGGGCGGCCTGACCACCGGCCCGACGCTCGCCATGATCGGTGAGGGAACCGAGCAGGAGGCCGTCCTGCCCCTGTCCAAGCTCGACTCCATGCTGCGCGGGGTGGCCGGCGCCGTACGCGGCACCGGCGACGGCGGGCAGCAGCGCCTGGTCCTCGACGTGACCGGCGCGGACGAGGACTGGAAAAGAATGTTCCGCCGCATGGTCCAGGAAGACGCCGGCGGCGACGTCGTCCGATTCGCTGGAGCTGCCGCATGATCGATGTCCGTACCGAACTCCAGATCAGGGGAACCTGGATCGACGTCACCAGCGACGTGCGCACCTCCAGCGATCTGACGATCACGCACGGCCGCTCCGACTACGCCAGCCAGCCCGACCCGTGCAAGCTCCAGTTCGTGCTGAACAACCGGCACGGCGCCTACTCCCGCGACAACCCGCTCTCCCCGTATTACGGGATCATCGGCCGCAACACGCCGGTCCGGATCTCGGTGCCGGGGGACGAGTCGTACCTGGCGCTGGACGGCACCGCCGGCACTCTGTCCACCCCGCACGTGCCCGCACTCGCGATCACCGGGGACCTGGACGTACGCGTGGAAGCGACCGCCGACTGGTATGCCGCCGGCGCACAGACCCTGATGGGAAAGTGGGATGCCGCATCCGATCAGCGGTCCTGGCTGCTCATGGTCCAGGACGGCTCAATATATCTGCGGGGCACCACGTCAGGCGGCGGCACCTCCGGCGTGTTCTTCTTCACCCGTACCCTTCCCGCGCTCCCGCCCCGCGCCGCCCTGCGCGCCACGCTGCGCGTCGACGCGGTAGGCGGCACCTGGACCGTCACGTTCTACTGGGCCCGCACCCTGGACGGCCCCTGGACGCAGATCGCCGCTCCCGCCTTCTTCCCGGTTGCGACCAGCCTCTACACCGGAACAGCGCCGGTCACGATCGCGCCGACCGACCTGACTCAGACGGTGGCGCGCTATCCCATCACCGGCCGCGTGCACCGGGCCGAGGTCCGGGCCGGCATCGGCGGCACGGTCGTGGCCGCGCCGGACCTGCGCACCCAGACGCCCGCCGCCCCGACGTTCACGGACGGTTCGGGCCGCGTCTGGACCGTGACCGCCCCGGCCGCCATCAGCGATCGCGCGTACCGGTTCACGGGCGAGATCGCCGCCCTGCCGACCGAGTGGGACCCGTCCGGCGCCGATCACTGGGCGAGCGTCACCGCGGCCGGCATCAAGCGCCGCTACCAGCAAGGCAAAGCCCCGCTCGAGTCCGCGCTGCGCCGCTCCATCGTCCGCGAATCCCACATGATGGCGTACTGGCCCATGGAGGAAGGCGCGGCCGCGACACAGGCGTACAGCCCGGTGCCCGGCGTCGCGCCGATGGCCGTCTCCGCCCTGCGGTTCGCGGCGAACAGCACCCTGCCCGCCTCCAACCCGCTGCCGCAGCTCGCCTCCGGGAACCAGGGCGCGGACCTGCCCACCCTCAAGGGCCGGATCCCCGCCCCGCGTACACCGGTGACGGCGTGGCAGGCCCGGATGCTGTACCGGATGGACACCGAGAACACCACCCTCTACAGCTTGTTCAACCTGCTGTCGACGGGGACGGCCGCGCGGTGGATCGTGCAGATGCGCTCCACCCAGTCCCGCGTCCTGGTCCAGGACGTCGACGGCGCCACCATCCAGGACATCTCTATCGCGACCGACACCGAGCTCTACCACCAGTGGGTCTCGATCGTGCTCGGCGTGTGGCAGAACGGATCCAACGTCAACTGGCAGGCCGTGTGGGAGGTTGTCGGTGGCGACGTCCAGCGGTCCAACATCTACGCCTACCCCGGCACGGTCGGGCGGCCCACGCTGTGGACGTCGCCGCCGGCCGGGTACTCCCCGGGCATGGACGGCCTGGCGTTCGGCCATATCGGCGTGTTCGGCGCCCAGTTCATCGATCCCGTCTACGCCTCGGCCGAACTCGCGTACACCGGTGAGAGCGCCGGCACCCGCATGCGGCGCCTGGCCACCGAAGAGGGCCGGCCGCTCATCCTGGACGCACCTCTGGCCCGCAGTGAGCGGGTCGGGCCGCAGACCCCGGACACCTGGCTCGCCCTGATCGAGGAAGCGGCGGCCGCCGACGGCGGACTCCTCTACGAGGACCTGGCCGCGCCCCTCATCCGCTACCGCGACCGCCAGACCATGTACGGGCAGGCCCCCACCCTGACCCTCAACTACACCGCTCCCGGGCACGTGATGCCCGGCATCCGGCCCGTCCGCGATGACCAGGCCACCCGCAACGCGATCACCATCACCCGCCGCGGCGGTTCCTCCACCCTGTCCGTGCAGGAGACCGGGCCGCTCAACATCCAGGACCCGGGCACCGACCCGGACGCGGTCGGCCAGTACGACCAGGCCGTCACCCTCTCCCTCCACACCGACGCGCAGACCCAGCCCATCGCCGACTGGACGCGCGCCCACGGCACCTACGACGGGCCGCGCTTCCCCACCGTCACGGTCAACCTCCGCCGCGCCCCCGAACTCGTGCCGGCGTTCCTGCGCCTGCGGCCGGGGGACCGGGCCGACATCCTGAACATGCCCACCGGCCGGGGTGGCCCGGAGCCCGTACGGCAGATCGTGCAGGGCTGGACCGAAACCCTCAGCCCGACCCGCTGGGAGGCCACGCTGAACTGCACGCCGGCCGCCCCCTGGGCGGTCGCCGAGTGGGCAGACGACACCAGCACCACCGGCGCGGACCGGTGGGATACCGACGGCTCCGACCTCGGCGGGCCGCTGTCCGCGACCGCGACGACGGCCATGGTCCGCACCAGCCAGGGCACCCCCTGGACCACCAGCCCCACCGACCTGCCCCTGGACGTCACCGTCGGCGGGGAACGCATGACCGCCACCGCCATCACCGCGGTGTCCGACGCGTTCACCCGTACGGTCAGCGACAGCTGGGGAACCGCCACCACGGGGCAGACGTGGGTGCAGGCCGGCGGCGCCGACTCCGACCGCAGCGTCACCGACGGCCGCGGCATCATCACCCTCACCGGGAACGTCTCCGTGATCCGGTTCCAACAGCTCGTGCACCAGTCCGTCACCGACGCCGAGGTCCGCGTACGGCTGTCCGCCTCCGCGGTCGCAACCGGCGCCGCCATGATCCCCGGCGTGCTGCTCCGCTGCCGCAACACCAGCGACTTCTACCGGGCACGCCTGCACTTCGGACTCTCGGGCGCCATGGCCGTGTCCGTCACCCGCGGCACAACCCAGATCGGCACCAGCCCCGCCCTGCCCTACACCTACACCCCCGGCACGGAGTACGAGCTGCGCGTCCGGCTGATCGGCCACACAGTGCAGATGCGGGTCTGGCCGACCGGCACCGACGAACCCCTCACCTGGCACCACACAGCCACCATCGCCGCCGACACGATCGACACGGGCACCATCGGCCTGGTCGGCGGCGCGTTCGCAGGGCTGACCAACACGAACGCACAGCTGCGATACGACAACTTCGAGATCGTCTCGCCGCAACGGCAGTTCGCCCTGACCCGCGCCGTCAACGGCATCACCAAAGCCCATCCCGCCGGCACCCTGGTCACGCTCGCCGACCCCACCGTCTGGGGCCTGTAAGACAAGAAGGGGGCCCCGTGCCCGATCTCGTTCCGGCCGGCGCACGCGTCCGCGTCGGAGACATCAACAACCGCGCACCCGTCCTGGTCGTCTACGAGGCGATCACCTCGTCCACCGCCGGCACCACCTCCACCGGCGCGCAGCCCGCCATCACCACCGACCCCGTCACCCTGCGCACCGGCCGCGCCTTCCGCATCTGCTACCGCGGCGGCATGACCAGCACCACCTCCGGCCAGCAAGGCACCGTCTTGGTCGCCCGTGGGAGCGCCGGCGGATCCACGCTCCTCAACTCGCAGAGAATCCCCGGCCCGACAGGGCAAGCCGGAACCGTCGGCTTCTACTTCGAGAACATCGTGGTCAACCAGACCGGCGTCGACATCACCACCGTGCTCGTCGGCACCTACCAGATGGTCTATCCCCAGGGCTCGGGCACTATCGGCATCTTCGCCTCTTCGACCACACCGGCCTACGTAGAGGTAGTCGACATCGGACCCGCCGGCGACTACCCCAGCGCCACCCCGCTGTAGACCCCTTCCCCTGGCCACCCCCAGCATCCGGAGGTACATGTGATCAGCCGTCCCGAATACACCGACCCGATAGTCGAGTCCGTCACGCTGAAGGTCGTGGCTGGCCCCGATCTTCAGGGCATCGACGGACCTCAGATCCACATCGCCTTGGGCGACGAGATGTCCCGCGTACTCACAGACGACGACGTGAACGACATCGCCGGCGTCATCGCCAACCGGCTCGCCACGACGTACCCGGCCTACTACGTGGCCGTCGAGCAGCTCTGGCAGACCTACCGGCGAGCGACCGTCCAGGACGTAGCGCACCGCCCCTGAACCACCCGACCACCCTAGCCCCGCGCCGCCCCAGGCCGGGGCTCTCGTCATGCCCAGGGAGGGCACATGGCCATACCGATGACGGCCGAGCAGCTGCTCGCCGCACTGCGTGCTGAGGGCGTCCGCGTCCAGGAGCACAGCGGCTGGCGCACCCACAACCGGAACCACGTGGGCGCCTGGGGCCCCGTGCACGGGGTGATGATCCACCACACCGTCACGTCCGGTACGGACGCGTCCGTACGGATCTGCCGCGACGGGTACTCGACCCTGCCCGGGCCGCTGTGCCACGGCGTGATCGCCAAGGACGGCGTGGTCCATCTGATCGGCTACGGGCGGACGAACCACGCCGGGGCCGGTGACGGCGATGTACTCCGGGCCGTCATCCGAGAGACGTCGCTCCCGTCGCCGAACGAGGCCGACACCGACGGCAACGCCCGCTATTACGGCTGGGAGTGCGTCAATCTGGGCGACGGCAAGGACCCGTGGCCGGCCGCGCAGCTCGGCGCGATCGAGCGGGTGAGCGCGGCGATCTGCCGGGCGCACGGCTGGAACCAGCGCTCGGTGATCGGCCACAAAGAGTGGCAGCCCGGAAAGATCGACCCGCGCGGCTTCACCATGGCCGCGATGCGGGCCCGGATCGCGGAGCGGCTCGCCCTGGCCGCCACGTACACCGTCGGCCGCGGAGACACCTTGTGGTCCATCGCCGCCTCGAAGCTCGGTGACGGCAACCGCTGGCAGGAGATCTCCCGGCTCAACGGCATGAAGGGCACGGCGATCACGCCGGGCCAGACCCTCAAGATCCCCAAGAAGTGAGGACACCTATGTTCACCAAGCGATTCTGGACAGCGACCGGAGAGCGAGCCGTGCGAACGGCTGCCCAGACCCTGGTTGCCACGCTCGGGCTCGACGCCGTGGGCGGCCCGGGCATCACCGAGACCGTCGCCACCACGGACACCCCGCGCGGCCCGACCAGCATCTGATGACCGGCCCGGCGCGGTGTCCGCACCGGGCCGGGCCGGGCGTCTGACCTGTTCCTTGACCGGAGGTATCGCGCGTGGACGCTGTGACGCTCGGCGCCGTGGGCACGATCATCGTCGGGCTCGCAGCAGCGGCCGCAGCCGTGTACGGGCACCGCGGCCAACAGCGCGTCAACCACAGCGGTGCGGTCATGACCGGGTACGGCGGCCTTGTTGACCAGCTCCAGGAGGAGCGCGCCGAACTGCGCGCGCGGATCGCCGAGAAGGACCGCGACCTGGCCGCCGCCTACGCCGAACTGGCCGCCGAACGCGCCGAGAAGACCGCCCTACAAGGCCAGATCAACGACCTGAACGCAGAGATCCGTGAGCTGCGAGCCCGCCTGACGGCCCTGGGAGGGGACCCCCAGTGACGCATCGCCGAGCCGACATCTTCGCCCGCCGCTGGCGCCCGCTCGCGCTGACGGCCGTGCTGCTCGTGCTGTCCGGGGCGGTGGTGCTGGTGTGGCTACGGATCGACCAGGCCGACCGGCGCGCGGCCGAACTCGCCGACGAGGCCAACCGGCGTGGAACAGCTGTCTCGACCTTGGCCGGGGATGTGCGGGTCCTGCGCGCGCAGATCACCGCGCGGGGCGGAACGCCGGCGGCACCGGATCCGACCCACGCGGTAGAGGACCTGCCGGACCGATCCCTGATCCCGGTCCCCGTCCCCGGCCCGCCTGGCCCGCCCGGCCCTCCGGGCAAGCGGGGGGCTACGGGGCGGGATGGCCGGACACCGGACGCGGTTCCTGGGCCGACCGGGCCGCCGGGGGCCGCGGTGACCGGACCGCCCGGGGCGACGGTCACCGGACCGCCGGGCCCGGCAGGACCCGCGGGCCCGGTCGGTCCAGCGGGGCCGGTCGGTCCAGCGGGGCCCGCAGGCGCCGACGGCAAGGCGGGACCGGCCGGTCCAGCAGGACCGGCCGGGCGGGACGGGCAGACGTGCCCCGCCGGGTACACCCTGCGCCCGCCAGCATCCGATCCCGACGCGCTGGTCTGCCGCCGCGACACCGCCCCGGCCCCCGATCCCCAGCCCTCCGGGCCAGCGCCCAGCCCGGCTGTACCCGGCCTCCCAGAACGACGCCGCCCCTGACAGCAGCGCCCCCTTCACCGGCCTACGGGCCGGTGAAGGGGGCTTTCGTGCGTTACCCGGAGCCGACCGGGCGTACCGTTCTGGTTGTCACGCGCAGAACGGAGCCAATTATGCCCGAGCCCAACGACGTTCACATCGGTGCGCGCATGGCGGCACGCCGAAAACTGGCCGGATACACCCAACAGCAACTTGCAGATCACGCCCACCTTTCGTTGGGCACGATCCGCAAGGTCGAACGCGGAGAACGACAGCCCACCCCCAGCGTCCTCACAGGCGTTGCCCGCGTCTTGCACGTCACCGTAGAGGACCTCACCGGTCAGCCGTACCGGGAGCTGCCGCAGGACGAGCAGGTGCACGCGCCTATCACTGAGGTGCGGGCCGCACTGCGGCACTGGGATTTGCCCGGCGACTGGTTCACCAAGCCCCGGTCACTGGCCGCTCTGCGCGCCGATCTTGATGCGGCGACGGAGCACCGAGTCCACGGACGACTCACCAGGCTCGGCGCGGCGTTGCCCGCGCTGCTGGAAGAACTGACCGCATCCGTGCACCTGCGCACGGGCAAGGAACAAAGGCAGGCGGCCCGACTGCTGACGCTCGCCTACGACCTGGCGCATACGCTCACCTACCGGCTTGGCTATCCGGATCTGCGCGGGCAGGTGGAGGACCGCCTACGGTGGTCTGCTGGCCTCTCCGGCGATCCTCTGCTGGTCGCGTTGGCCGAGTACAAGCGCGTCGAGACGTTCAAGTCCGCGCATGAGTACAGCGCCGGGCTGCGCGTCCTGCAAGCTGCTCGGGAGCGGGTGGCCGATGAGGGTCGCGGCCGGGGGGCAGAGTGGGTGACGGTTCTCGGCGGTATGCGCCTGCGGGAGGTAACCCTCGCATCGCGTTGCCGCGATGAGGCAGCGACCGACCACCACCTGGAACAGGCGCGCGCGCTCCTTGACCATCTGCCAGCGGCCGCGGACCAGCGGCACCACAGTGTGGTGTTCGGTCAGGGGAACTTGGCCATCCACGAGATCCAGGCGCGTCTCGAACTTCAGCAGACGGCGGAGGCTGACGAGGTGATCGGCCGGACCAAGACGCTGCCGAAGTCGGTACCACCGACTCGAGTGAGCGCGTTCCACATCAACGTGGCTCGCGTGCACATTGCCGCCGACCGGCGTGAGGATGCGCTGGATCATCTCCAGAAGGCCCGCAAGGCTGCGCCACAGGTGACCAGGTACAAGCCGATGGCCCGGGATGCAGCCTTGTTGCTCACGATGAAGTACCGGCGGACGACTGAAGAGCTCCGGTCGCTCAGTAGCTGGTTCGGGTTGGAGTAAGCAACCCTGACGCACCGACAGAACTACCCCAGCTTGGGGTACTTCCGGTCTTGCCTGGCCTGTTGCATGTGACGTGAGACATAGCCGTCACATGGAGCCGACCATGAAGCAACAGCACCCCCTGGCGCTCACCCCCGTGGAGGAATGGCTGGCGGCCGCGAACGCCAACCCGTCGTCCGCGTATCAAGAGTGGAGCACCGGCCGCCCCGCCGTTCTTGCTGTTGGCGGCACGTTCGACGTGCTGAAGATCCCCGACCGCATCGTCTGCGCGGCGGCTGGCGCCACCGACCCGTCCTCCGTGGGCGCCGTCCTGCGTGCGCTGAGCGGCCCCGTCATCTGGGCACCCGCCTGCTGGTATTACATGCTCGTTCCTGTCGGGCTCGCCGCGTCCTGGCGCTCGTCGGATGCGGTCGCGCTCGGCCGCGGTTCGTACGTTCCTGTGCCCCGTATCGACTTCACTGACCCCCGGGGCACGCACTGGGCCGTCCCGCCCACGCTGCCCGGCCGACTGTGCACGCTCGACTCGGTGACCGCGCTTCTGGCCACCGCCACGCGCCGAGGGAGCGCTTGGTGACCGATATCCTCCAGAGCCAAAAACACCGGGATGCGTACGGCACCCTGCTGGACCACCTCGATGTCTGTCCACCCTGCGCAACCGGCGGAAGCTGCGCATACGGCGCCGCCTTACGGCAGGCAGAACGGCAGGCTCGCACAGCGGTGCCGCACTACCTGCCCGTCAGCGCCCCGCTGGAGCTGATGACCGTGGACGACACCTGGAGCGCGGTCGCAGTGCCGTCCGTATGGGGACACCACGTTCTGGGCGTGCTCGGTGACCGCCTGGTCCCCGTATTCGAGGACCCTGGCCTGCGCCACCTGGTGTGGCCCGTTCCTCCGTCGGGCGCCGAGGACTGGCCCGATGCCAGCGCCGCCGACGTGGTCCACTACGACAGCGGAGACTGCCTCCTCGTCCCCTGCGCCGCCGGATACCACGACGGCACGCGCTGGCTCCGCTCGCCTCTCGTCGCACCGCCGTTCGCTGACCCGGATGTGCTGCGTGCCGCGATCGAGGCCGTCATCGGCCCCCTCGCCGACATCCCCGCACTTGGTCCGGTCGACGTCTGCCGCCACTGCCACACGCCGACCCGTGACGTCCGCCCCGTCGACTACAGCCCCTCGATGAGCGGCCCCGGGATCGTCTCGTACACGTGCCGCCAGTGCTCCGACCGCCACGATGACGGCCGCCACCTCTACGTCGTACCGGAGAAGCCGTGAGCCTCCGTCTCCAGCTCGCACTCCCGAGCGGCGTCGCTCCGGCCCTCGGGCCGTGCTTCATCTGCCGCCGCTCCGCGCTCACCACGATTCGGATCGGGACCATGTCCAGCCCCGGCGGCCCCGGGCACCGCGCGTACGAGACGCCGCTGTTCGCCTGCCGAAGCTGCCTCGGGCACCTCACGCTCATACACCACACCGCGCACGCCGACCCGGCCCGGCCGTACGTGGCCGCCGGCCACCCCAGCTGACTGGAGGATCTGATGCTCTGCGCCCGCTGCGATCAGCCGATTGCACCCCAGGATGTCGACCGCCGCACCGTGGAGACCGGATCGGCCGCTGCACCCGACGTGGTCCTCCACCGAAGCGTGTGCCCGCGGCCCGACTGGGAGCCGCGCCGGTCGCCGGTGCCGCGCCCCTGGTGATCTCCCGTCCGCTGCACCCGGCGGCGCAGCGGGCGGGCTACAGCCCCGGCCGGTCGCTCTCCCCCGTGGGCACCGGCCGGGGCGCCCGCTCCGTAAGGAGGCGAGATCCACCCACCCGAGTGAAAGGAGGGCGGAACAGAGCACATGCCGCACATCGGGGCGTAACACTCGGCGGTCAACCGAGACGAGATGAGAGGACGACATGGCACTCATCTGCCCTCACTGCAAGGTCGCCGAGGCCATCGCCTACGTGGAAAACGAGGACGGAAAGACTCTCTTCCCGTGCCTCTTCTGTGACCAATCACCCAGCGGCGACGCGTTCTCCAGAACGCGGGTGACCGCCCGCTGCTCCACCGCTGCCTGTGCCGGAATGGTCGAAGACCGCTACGAGTTCGGGGCCCGCGGCCGCGTGACCACCGTCAATCGCAAGGCGTGCAGGAGCTGCGGATCATCCAGAACAGGAGACAGCAGGAATGGCTCAAGTGTCGGAGGTCGTACCGTGCCCTACCCCTGGCTGTGA